CTTAATAAATTATCGTTATTGTCCGCTAGTTTCCAGTCATTAACATCACGCACTAAAAACTTATTAGAAGTTTTTACAGGGCTAGTAATAGTTAAATCTGCATCACGTAATTCACCAGCTTTAGTATTAGTATAAGTACCAGTACCAACAGTTCCTGGTGTAACACCATGACCACTTACTAACTTAATGCCTTCACCACGTTTGATATAAGCTAATGTAGCTCCATCAATTGATATGCCGTGACGTTGATCTTCAACTGATATAGCACGATTGTTTTGACTAGTTCCACGAACAGCAGCAACATTTGCTTTTGTAGTTAAAATCTCATCATTGCGTGTAGTACCATTTGTTAATGAAGCACCACTAAAGTAGAAATAGTTATAACCATTAATATTTGACGCTGTACTAGTTACTAATGTTGTTTTTTCGTAACGTACACCACTGATCCAATACACAAACTTTGTTTGACCTGGAGCAGGAAAGATTGCTAATGTTTTTGCTATTGCTGCAGTTTGATAAGCTGTGCCAGTAGCAAACTGACTGTTTTCACGAACAGTAACATCACCGTTTTTATCAATTGAGTAAACTCGTGTGCCATTATCGCTAAATTCTACCACACCGCGAGTATCAGGGTGTTGGTTGTCAAAACCAGTAGGATCAACAGTTGTATTTGTAACTGTAGAGCCACTTAGAACATCAAGTACCCCGTCAATAACAACATTGTTATTGATATTGGTTGTACCAGTTGCAGCACCAATTTCAACTGATGTAGCAGCTCCAGCAATATTTAAGGTTGTTGCTGCATTAAATGCATTTACAGTTGTTGCAGTTGTGTTTAATAAGTTAAAAGTTGTTTGGTTAGTGGTAATGTCACCACCTTTAACCTGTACATCGCCATCAACAACCAAGTTGTTTTTAACAGTGGTTGTACCAGTAGCTGCACCAACATTAATTGTGGTAGCTGCACCAGCCAAATTAACTGTGGTAACTGTGGTATTTGCAAGATTAAAAGTAGTGCCTGAAACGGTTAAATCGCCCCCGTCTACGTTTAAATCACCATCAACATCTAAGCTACCCGATACACGAGTATTGCCTAGTGTAGAAGTTCCGTCTGTTGTAAGGGTTGTGCCGTTAGTAAGATTTAAACTACCTCCATTAATATTAATGGTTGCACCGCCTGTGGCAGTATACGTAGCAGCAGCACCACTAGCAATTATTGGTCCTAAAACAGTACCACCAGTAGTAGCATTAATAAAAAGGTCTACATAAGATTTAGTAGCTGCGTGCAGTGGATCTGTGGGAACTGCATACAGGGTAAGCATACCCAACATTGCGTCGCCGTCTTTAGACAAGAAGCCTTCTGCACCAGTAGCAAAGCTACTCCAGTTTGCGTTTGTTCCTCCAGCTGGGTTACTACCGCCTAGTGAGTCTACGTTAGCAATAAAACTAGAAGCACCTGCTTTTACAACGTCGTCTTTGTAGTATTGAGTAGTACTTACCCAAGTACCCATCCAACGAATACCACCATTAAACTTTAACCATTTATTAGCGGCTAAGTCTGTAGCAAATACTGTGGAAGCGTGTGGTAAAATAGAGATATAAGTATTACCACCGTAGGTAATAACTTCATCAGTAGCGTATTGTGTACTAGCAGCCCATACACCACTAACTTTAAAACCTGCAACAATTTTGTCCCAAGTTGCTGTAACAGTTGGATTTACTGCTAAATTATCTGATTTTGCACGATACAGTGAACCACCGTAACCTACGATTTCATTAATTTTATAAGATGTTCCACTAGACCAGACTCCTTGATAAGAGAATCCTGAGTTATATACTTGCCATTTTGTAGCGTCTGTTGGTAAATTACCAGTAGTTACACCAAGAGAAATATAAACATTTCCACCGTAATTAACAATATCACCTTGGAAATACGCAGTAGCATTAACATAGTTACCTTTGTAACTATTACCAGCTGTTAATAATTCCCAGTTTAAAGCAACTGTTGGAAGAATAGTAGATTGTGTTAATTTGCTACGATAAACGTTATTACCGTACACAACAATGTCGTTAACATAATATTCTGTTACAGCACTAAAATTACCCGTGAACTTAATACCGCCCACATATAATTCCCAATAGCTGGTATTGCTTGGAGCATTGTTAGTAGTCTCTACTTTAGCGCGATAAATATTCGCACCATAAGCAACTAAATCGTTAGGCTTATATGCAGTAGCATCATTATAAATACCGTTAGGGCTAACGCCTTCTACGAATTTATCCCAATATGTAGTGTTTGTTGGTAAGTTATTTGTTCCGTCTTGTTTTGCAACAAAGATTGAACCGCCGTACTTAACAACATCATTCTTTTGATATGAAACAGAACTAGAATAAGTACCTTCATATTGAATGCCGTCTAAAAAGCGTGACCAGTAAGTTGTATTAGGAGGAGTAATATTTACGGCATCTTTGATACAAACATAAACAACTCCACCGTGTGCAATACCATCACCTACTTTATAAGTACCGCTTGTACTAAAAGTGCCCATGAAGTTAAAGCCAGACACCATTAAAGCCCAATAAGCTGTGTCGGTCGGCAGTACGCCTGCTGATTTTAAAGCATATGTATATACGTATACGTTACCACCGTACTTAACGATATCATTAGATTCGTACGTAGTACTGGCGCTCCACTGTCCAGCAAAGTGGAAGCGTAATTTTCCTAGATCAATTAGTTGACTCATATTATATTAGCCTCATAAGTAAGTGTCCTTTATTACCCCACTCAAACTGAATAGTATCTTTTGACCAAACCCATTGTTTGTATTCATACTTATCAATTACGCCTTCTTCAGGCAGTGAGACTGGAGTATCCCCGTCTAAAACTTCTACATTCAAATTGCCTGTGTCGGGGTCTAGACGAAACCCATAAAACACTTTGTCGGCTAAATCTGTGCCTTCATAAAAACCACTCATTATGAGACTCCTTGTAGTATTGAAAATACAACGTCTAGGCTACTATCTACTTTTGATGAAACAATTAGTTTATCGCCAGTTGCAAGTACCAACTTGTTGCCTTTCATGAGCTCAAATGGCTCGCCTGATTCTATTCTTTTGTCTTTGTGGATATAAGTATCTACACCACTTCTTCGCAATTTAATTGTGATTGGAACTGTTGTAGATAACAAATTAGTTATTGAACATCCAATTACAATTGATTTATCAATTGCACTAAAAGCTTCTACTTCAGTAGTACCTACGGCACGCGATATTCCGTTTACAAATACTGTTGCCATATTTTACCCCAATGCAATTGCCATAATAATGGCTTTTTCTGTTGCTATTTGTTCGGTTAGTGCCGTACTGCCACCGCCACCGCCACTAGATAGTGACGAGATATTACCCTGATTGTTTTTATAATACAAGATACCGTCTGCAGTATTTAATGCTAACTCGCCATCTTCTAAATCAGCTTGAGTAGGAATTTTTCCAGTTACAGAACTTCTTTTAAGTTGTATTTTAAGTACTGGATCAACAGTTAGTACAATTCTCGTACCTCCGCCTATAATTGCAATACCTTCAGGGTAGCTAGTACCTGGATTAGTAACTGTTATAACACTATTACTAATACTAATTCTACCATCGCCATTTCCACCAACTACAACTATGTCTGTTTGTCCATTAAAAGCTACAAGAGAGTCATAGCCATAGGCTGAAATAATAGATCCGCTAATTGCCATGACGACTCCTTTTAATAACTTCCGCCATCAACCTGCACAAGTTCGACTAATCCGTCAGTAACTGTAAATTGTGTGGCAAGAAACTTAGATAAACCTTTGATTAAGGTAGTAGCAGTTGGAATAACTGTTTGTGAAACTGCAGTTACTAAACCTTTAGCATTTACCGTTAATGTGGGCACTGTTACAGAATCTCCATAAGTACCAACGTTTGTGTTAACTGTGGCTAATGTAAGAGCTGCTGAAACTGCTGCGTTTCCATCAACTGCTGTTAATGTAGCGGTTGCATCGCCTGTTAACGATAAATTGCGAGCTGTTTTCCATTTGGTAGCTGTTGCAGCGTTACCAACTAACTCAGCATAAACGTTTGTAACGTTTAAGTCTTTGTTCATATTCCAGCGATCATCGCCACTTGAATAGGCTAAAGTTGCTGCAACTGTTGGGCCTTTGATTGTTAAACCGCCACCATCCGCCTGAGCAGCAGTAGTAGCATCTTTGGCTAGTTCAATGTTTTTATCACCAATTGCAACAGTAGTTGAATTAACTGTAGTAACAGTACCTAATACTGTTAAGTTGCCTGTGATTTCTGCATTACCTGCAATTGAAATATTTGCAGCAGTAATGTCATTTGAATTTAATGTACCCGACACTGTTACATCATTAAATGTAACATTTGATGTAAGTCCAAGCGCTTGTGGTAAACTGATTGTAACTGTGTTATTAGTAACAGCAGTCAAAACTCCTGTACCACCAGTAATTGTTAGTGTATCTGTCAACAAGCTAACTGTATCTGTTCCACTATTGCCTGCAATTGATAAATTTGTTGCAACTGCAACAGTGCCTGCAGCAGTTAAACGACCTTTTGTATCTACTGTAAAAGTAGGAATCTCTGTTGCTGAGCCATAACTATTTGCAGTAACTCCAGTATTTGCTAAAGTTAAAGCTGCTGACACATTTGCTGAGCCATCAATTGCGGATAGTGTAGCAGTTGCATCACCTGTTAAACTCAAGTTACGAGCATTTAACCATTTAGTAGTTGTGTCTGCATTACCAATTAAATCTGCCGTAACGCGACGTGCTGTAAAGTCACCATTTGAATCGCGCTTTACTAATGTGCCTACTGTGTTTAGGTTGGTAGCTGCGTCAACCATGTCGGTATAGCGCTTACCACCAATAATAATGTGATTTACCGCGTTTCCTGCGGTTTCGAGTCCAAGACCAATATATAGACGATCACCGCCATTTGATCCATTATCCGTTAAGCCTGAATAGGCTAACTCGCCTGCGCCTAGTACCCCAGGATTACCTGACGTTTCACTGCGCTTAATTCTTAAAATAGAAGCCATAGCTTAATCCTTTAAAATTGACCAGCTTCAAAAATTTGCTTATCTAGCAAATTAGTAGCT